ATATTGTTTATAAGCAATTACTAGCAACGCCTGAAATGCGTATGAGATACAAGAAGAAAGATATGTCCACCGACTCTGCTAAAAACGTCAGCGACACTGTTAGAGCAGCATCAGAAGCCATAGCCAACATGAAACAAGAAGCTAACGAAGAAGACATCAGTGACATTGTCGATGCTACTTACACCATAGATAAGTAGAACCCACTCTCTATCAACAGACTATACTATAACAATAAATACAATAATGAGGTAACTATAATGGCGTCTAGGACACATGACATGTTTATAAAATTGCTGGGCAAGAAGTCTGGCGATTTAGCCCAATTGATGTATACCAACAATACTATTGACGAGGTATCCGATCTATCTAATCTCACACGCAAAGAAAAGACATCATACATATTGCATTATTTTAAAGAGAAGAAAGGTCCGAATTTGTCCTTCGATAAAAAAGGATACGAGACACACATTAAAAATGAAAGAGTAATTAATCTTAATGTGGCCAACAACCTTGAAAGAATAAAGAGTAAGATAGGGCTATGCGAAGCTGCTATAAAAGGCTCTGCTGTGACTTTTTTAGACACCCCCTCTATTTTAGCCACTCCGTCTGTGCCGTTTAAAAGTTATAAATCACCAGATACGAAACAATCCGACACCAAGAAACCTGCCATGGTGAATAAAAACGTTACACCAACACCTATATTTGAGACATCGGATAAAATACTTACAGAGGGCGATCCGATATTGAAAAAGTCTCAAGAGATAATGAAAGAGGTGGCAAAGCCCAGACAACAACTACTGTTAAAGCATAATATTGTAAAGCAAATGATAGTCCCTGGAAAGAAAGTTCGTATAGGTGATAATTATTACCATGTTGAAAATTACCATCGTGTTGTAAATCTTCAAACTTTAATACCACAAAGGCTCACAGATGCTCTTAAAAGCGCCAAAGGGTTAAAACCGGGAGATAACATACGAGACCATATTACATCAGAGCATGATGAGAAACATTGGAGCACCAGAGACAAAGAGACTGTAAAGAAAATAGAGAAGCTTCATAAAAGTGTGCTTGGCATGGAAGCTATAATAATGCCAGATATTCCTAGACGGAATAAGAAAGCCACCATTACAGCTGGCGATGTTGGCAGATCCATGATTATCGATCTTGAGACTATGGGTATAGAAGAAAAGAAGTCGTCGCATATATTATCAATGGGTTATAAAACAAGGAACTTTATATTCGACCCGGTGTCAGGCACCAGAAGAGAGATGGCAACACAGGGAGAATATATACCTCTCGAAAGCTACGAGATAGCTCAAACGCAAGTAGATGGCATGGATGCCAAGAAAGTTATCGTTAATAAGAACGTTAAAGCACATAATGTCAACATGGCTAACTATCTTAATACACTCCTCGCTAACAAAGAGGTGGAAAACAATGTTTTCCAATTGTTATCTGCTAAAAAGAGCGTTGAAGACTCTAATGCCAATTTGAACATGACAGAGCAAGACAAAGTCAAGATAAAAGACAAATACCACAAGCTACAAAGGACTATGAAAATATATAGCCCTCTTATGCAAGAGCTAAAAGGTGTCGACGGCTCGCATGCTAATATGATGGATTTAACGTTTGGCAGCCTTGATATGCCATCGGCAGGAGACCCTACCAATCGTAAAGAGTTTGCAGGTATGATGCAAAACTTTATAAACAAAGCCAAGTATGGTATATACGCTTTTAATTCCCAATTTGATGAGGAGTATCTTAGACTATTAGGTTTGGAATTACCCGAAGGCGGTATTGCTGATATAAAAACCATACACGGCATGAAAATGCAGGAATTGTTTTCAGAGATAGGCGGACTTAACAGTGAAACAATGAAAGGTATATTTAAAAAACCTGCTGCGGAAGCTGCCGATATAATGGGCTTGGTTGGTAAATCGCGAACGGACTTTCTCGAAAGCTTTAATAAGCCAGTAGATTTACAGATGAAAGGATTGGATGCCGAGTCTACTTATAGGTTCTTTGCGGATGACCTGCCTTTTGTTGAAAAACATGTTGGCATGTTGGACTCTAAACTCGAAGGCGCTGCTGCTAGTTTAGCTGTTGATGGTAAGATTAAATTCGGTGATGTAGAGTCCTTAAACGACTATAAGCAGTTGCTACCTATAGACGACAAGGGTTACTTATCTATTGATAAGTTAAGGCAGATGACTCATAATGAAATAGATCCCAATAAAAGGTTGATAGCTAAAAGAACTTATGCTGAACTAGTCAATAGATGGGTAAAAGTAAGATCCTTGAAGCACATGCAATCCACAGATAACACGCTTGTACGTACGCAAAAACTGTTAGAGAGATTGGTAACAACAAAAATAAAAGATAAAAGCACTCTTATAAATGTAGACCGTGAATACATAAATGAAAAGGGTGCCTTATCATATGCCGAGAAGCTAATAAAAGATAAGCGCGGCTTAACTATGGGATCATACCATGAGATATACGGTGGTATTGTGTCTGACTATGCCGATGCTCTTAATAAGAAGTATAGAATCAACGAAGGCAAGATACTAAAGAATGTCACAAGTGTTATAGAAACAAAGTTTAGGGGCAAGATACCTGACAAGGTGATGAAAAGGATGTATCCGGTTGCCAAGCCAGGTAATGCGTTTAAAACAATAGGCTCTGTTGCTATGCTGAGTGTGGGTGTATCGGCTATTACCAGAATGTATGCAGCGTTTGGCGCAGGCGATGAAACATTAGGTAGCGATCCTGACAGAAAAATAGAAGGACTACGGCATGATTCTGGGATACAGATGATAAACAGATTCTTCCACACTGACTTTGGATCGGGTGCCTCATTCTTTAATCGAACCTTTCGCAATATTAGTAACATGTGGAATAGAGCCATGAAGTCTACGGGCTTGATGGATTCATACATGAAGCAGTTGAACAAGGTATCGACTTATGCTGCTACAAAGTCAAACGAATCCCAGATAGGACAAGGTCTATACAAACAGGTCGGCGGTATATTCGACGGACTAAAGAAACAAGCCCTAAGCACGACCAAGGCCAAATTGGACTACAACGAGATAACTAATAGATGGATAAGTCATGTAGACGAAGGTGTAAGAAACATGACATCTATAGCTACCAAACACAAGAAGGCTTTTGCTATTGGTATTGGTGGTATTGGTTTTACGTCTATAGCTACTAAATATAGAGAGCCTATAGATCTCGATCCAAGAATGAAAGAAGAAGACAGAGACTCGCAAGGCGTGCTTGAATCGTTTAGAAGCAATTATACAATGGGGTCGGAATCAAGACATAGATACACCGACTTCGGTTCGGGTTTGAGACGGATGTTTGACGGCAGAGTTGGTAATTATGTTAGAAACTCTGTAGATACTTTTATCAAGTACGCAAAACATAGAGGTTTTAGTTATAATGGTTTAACAAGCAGAATTAAAACCCAACTCCAAGGCGACGTTGTTGTTATGACAGGTAATCCTATATCAGAGAAGACTGGTAAAATGATAGCTAACGATATGATGGAGAACGTTATACGAAGATCCCCAAAGAAAGGTTTAGAGCATGCTCAAGATAGGGCCAATCGTGGTATAGAAGCCATGACAGATAAAGTCCATAACATGAGACTAAACGTTCGTGATTTCGATATCGAAACCAATATGATTACAGCTAAAACAAGCAAACCTGTAGAGAATATATCGTCTTCGTACATGGGAAAGAACAATAGATCAAAGGTTGTTGACAACATCATGGAACAGTTAGATACAACTGGAACGGCATTAGAAACTGTTGTCGATGCCACTAAATACAACACCCCAACCGTTATATTGGAGTCATCTAAAAGAGATTTATACCAAACAGTCAATGCAGCAAAAAGAGCAAGTACAACAAGATTATCAGGACATCCCACGTCGTTTATAAACAAGAACACGATAAAACTACCACAAGGCTCAAACATGGTGGCAAAACCATCGGTAGCAAGATTAGCCGATGTACCTAGTTCAGGTTTGAATAGAACGGCGTCAGATCCTTATATGTATAAACATATTGATAATAATAAGATACTCGATGGGTTCGACCCTAGTGGTATTGTTCGCAAGAGGGTTAATGTTGAAGGCAAAATAACAGCAGCGCATAATGGAATACTTCCGGTGGAGGCGTTGACAGATGCCACCAACGTAAGACCTTACTTCCACAGAAGCATAAGTTTGCCTTCTGTAGATGTAAAGAAGTTGACAATAAACGCTATGTCTACAAATCATGGTAGTTATAAAGCGCCTCTAACAACAGGAGGTGTTGTATTTGGTTATTAGTGTATAAAAGCGGCTTCGTTTCCTAAGAACGATCTTCCCATACCTAGTGCGTTTTGAATAGAGTTCATAGCTCTTTGTCTTTCTGTTGTTGCTTGAGGGGTATCTAATGATGTACCTGATCCAAAATCGGGTGTTCTTATCTGTGATAATACACCACCTATTGTCTCTGCCGCATGCATACTATATTTTAACCCAGCGGTTATAGAATGCACAACAAGCGATGCTGTTGTAGCATAACCTATAAACTTACCAGTTGCCGCTATCGACAAGCCTTTGGTTATTTGCTTTCGTCCAAGCCTTCTTATCTCACCTGCTTCTTCTGTTTGTATAAAGTTCTTGTATATACTATCCGCTGTCTTATCTAGACTAGCGGGTGTTTTTCTACTAATTACGGCTTGTTGTGTTTTTTCTAATATGGCGCCTGCTTCTACTTCGGCTTTACCGCCGAAGGTTTTCTCTAGTATCTTGGTTAGTCTGATTTTATTTTCCGCTGTATCTATCTTTCCCGTATATGCTTCTTTAACAGCTGTTTTTATGCTCTTTTTAATGGCGGCGTTTATCGTTTTGTTCTCGGCCGCCCTTCCACCCCACTGCTGGTGTAGAGGTCTTCCGATGAAAGGAAATAGTCTCTTTTTGGTTATACCCTTTCTTATAGTAGTGTTTATTTCTTCTTGGAGTATGCCAGATATACCGCTAGCTGTTGTCCCTGCTCCGAACTTTAACGATGATTCGCCCATCATGTAAGAAGCCAATGTTATACCGTATTTTCCGAAACCACCTTTGAATAGCCTGCCAGTTGCCGTGTTTAGGCCTTTAGCATCGTTTATGCCTTTTAATATTGTGCCAGATCCACCTTTTAACTTGGCATCGCTTAAGCCTGTTAAGGATTCTACTAAACCTCTTCCCGTGGCTATGGATGGATTTATAGCCGCTTCTGCTAGAGTTCTGCCCAGCTTTTTGTCGCTAAAATCATATACCATCTTGGCTATGCCGCCAGACTTAGCCATACCATAATAACCGGCAGCGCCTGTCAACAACGAACCTGCCAACCCCATATCTAATACATCAGACCCTAGTGTATAACCTGCAAAGAAACCAAGACCTTTGGCCAGTCTAGATACTTTAAAAGCGTCTGGTTTTTTCATGAAACCAGGGCTGATGTCGCCTTTTAAAAGCTGATTTGCTACTTTCTCGTTCAGTATCTTTCTTTCTGCTATATTTGCTATACCGCCCGTTCTTTTCATGGCCTTGTTGGCTGTATCTATTGTTCTTCTAGCGTTTTCGAAATCTCCGCCGTAAAACAGACTTCTTGTACCATATGGCAGTTTTAACTTCTTGGCAAAGCTCGCCTCATTAGCCATTGCGCCGCTCATCCTTGAACCCATGATACCTGCTTTCATACCCATGTAATACATGAAAGGCGTTGTGGTCATCATCGACAAGGGATTTACAAAGTCCAGTATTCTTGTTGTTGTGCCTGTATTAGGGTAGTCGCCGCCCATTAATGATTGTGGCGCCGGCATAGCGTTAGAGTCTTGCATGTTATATAAACCTCGATCCTCTTCTAGTTTGCGATACTCGCATCTTGTTTTTTCTATAATTCATCATTGATATGTTAGTCATGGTAGCATTGGCTGGACCTATTTGAGTATTTGACACGCCGTAACTGCCACCTGCCATAGGTATACGGGGTCCAAATGCCATTTCTTCACCCTTGTTCATACCCCAATGCATACCCCTTAAACCTAGACTACCTGCTAATCCGACGGCTACGGCCGTCCTACCTGATGCTGATATACCTCTAGCTACGTTTGAATATCTATCAGCCCCTGTAAAATATGACTTTACCGCGCCACCTATACTCACTTTACCATTCCATAAGACACCTTTCATGCCTTTGGTCTCTAGTATTTTCATGCCATGGTCGGGTCTAACTATGGTATTCCAATAATCCTTGGAAACCCTTAAAGCTCTGTGCGGCTCACCTATGTAACGCTGACCCAAGCGTTTTGCTATACCGCTTGATGTGAAGTTTTGTGCCTTTTTAGCCAAGCTTGATAGTATCATTGTCTTATCTCCTATTTATTATAACTGTATAAAAACCTATGCGTTCGATATACTCTTGAGTATACAATTATAGCAAAGGAGCATATTGTGGGATTTTGGAAGAAGAAAGACAAGAAAGATAAACCACCAAGATTTCGTCCACTGACAGATGGTTATCAACCTGAGGAGCATAGCGAACAAGGATGGATGCTGACTGTTAGCCAGCCTAAAAATGGAGGAAACAGTAATGGGTAAATATATAAGCCAAGAAGAAATTGGCGAGTTATATAAGAATAAGATAATACACAAGAGACAGATAGAAGAACTTGTAATAGCAGGAGATCCTGTATTATGGTCAGAGACATATTTAAAACATCCAGAAGATGATACAAAATCGCTTATCTTCTGGGAACACCAGAAAGAAATAATTAGTACACGTAGCCTGCTTATATCGGCCAGATTGGGTCGACAAACAGGTAAGACAATAACACTAGCAGCTAAGGCTATTTGGGAGACATATACAGAACCTAATTTTAATACACTGATAATAGTTCCGTGGCAGGAAAACCTTAAAACCATCTGGGATAAAATTGAACCGATGATTAAGGGAACTATAGTAGAAGGTTCTATAGAAAAGAAAACCGTCAGACGCGAGTTGTTTGAATTAGAGTTCGACAACGGATCCATATTGTCCGGTTACGCCGTTAATAAAACGCCTGACAAGGTTAGAGGCAAATCTCCACATGCTGTGTTTTTAGACGAAGCTGATTATATAGTCAATAACGCATTAAAGACTATTATAGGTTTTATTATATCACATCCAGGTGTTAAGATATGGGCGTCGTCGACACCAACTGGCGCTAGAAGTTGGTTTTATAGAATTTGTTTTGATAAAGACTATGCCCACTACCACTACCCATCACAAGTCAATCCGAATTGGAGTGATGCTATGGAATCGCAAGTTCGAGCCACACTTGCTACAGAACTTGACTGGGTCCACGAAATATTAGCCGAGTTCGGAGAGTTAGAACAAGGCGTGTTTAAAAACGTGGCACTTGACAAGTGTATTATCAAAGGTTGTGATATAGTGCCAGAACCAACCCACAAATGGAAATACAAAGATAAGATACACAATACCTATAGCTATAAGGACATTACCGATTTACCAAAGGATGATTGTGATTATATATTTGGGATAGATTGGAACGGTAGACACGCCGGTGTTCAAATACTTGTAATAGAGATTATGTATAAAGTAGGGCGCAAACCTAGAGTTACAATCGTAGAAAGAAAAAGTATTCATGATTCCCAGGCAACACAAACAAAAGCCATAGAAACTATAATAGCTCTTTATAAGAAGTATAAACCAACAACTATAGCTATGGATGAGGGTTACGGCCATACACAGATAGAGTTTTTAAAGTTATACGGCAAAAAGAATCCGCTTATGGGTTTTAGCAAAGCGTTGAAACCTTTGAACTGGAGAAGCGAGATTAAGATTATAGATCCTTTGACAAAAACCACAAAGAAGAAGATGTTGAAATATTTCATGGTTGATAATGCTGTAAGATTAATAGAATCCGATGATATCGATGTTGTTTTACCTGCTGAGGAAGACTCTGAACGCTCACAAGGTTTGGTGTGGCAAATGAGATCTCTACAGATAAAGGACTACGCGCCAGATGGTAAGCCGGTATATTCCAAAGGTAATGATCATATACTAGCATGTCTCTTGATGTGTCTATATCAATACGCTATCGAGTATACTAATATATTGAATCTTGGCGGTGTTGGTTATTTACCTGCTATAAGCACATCGGAGACAACACCATTATATCCATCTCAGATAAAGGATAATAAAGATGGCAAGATAGATCCTATTGTTGGTCGTCTTATTATAGACAACAAAAAAGGCTATTCTTTACCGGGTGGCGTAAGAGATATGCAACATAGCAATAGTTTTACACAAGCAGCACATAATAGTGGTGTTAAGATAACTAAGTATGAAGACGAGACCACTGCTCGTAGTGTAAAGAGAGCCAAATCAGCTATACCTATGGCATTTGGCGGGAAAAATAGAAGCACCAGAAAATACAAATCATCTTTATCAAGGAGACTAAACTTTTAAATGGCAGTTTTTTATAGTCCAACAATTGAAAAAACAGAAGGTAGTGTGGCTGCGTCTCTTAGCGTAGCTGCAAATCGTCAGGTAATCACAAACACCGATAGCTATATGGCTAACAGAATAGAATCTGTCGAGTCTGTTGCAGGTAAAGCTGATAGATATGTTTTGAAAGGCGCGGACGATCTACCCAATCTATCATATCTCGCAAGAACATACAAGCCTTTGAAGAAGGTTATAGGCATGTACAACTTTGCTATACACCTTAATAAGAAGGCGAGAATGGCGCAAAAGATGATGCCTTATCGTCAGATAGACGCAGGTAGCAAAGTGTTTAAGGCTCCTCTAGATTTCGAGGGTTCGCCTATAGAACAACAGGTACTTGATTTAACAGGTAGTACAAGCATAACTGCTTGCCAGTATGAATGTATTATGGCTGTCGCTCAAGGCCCAGAGTCTGAAGACGAAATGCCTGATATTGCATTAGAGAGTGATCAGATAGAAGAGCTATCAAAGAAGATAAAGGTTAAGAAGTTTCACCCACTAACCTTTATAATACTAATAGCTAGAATAGTAGTTACCGTTGCTGTTAATTCTACATTTGGATTTTTATGTCAGTATATACCTAAGTATTTACACCTGCCTTTTGGTATTCCAAAATCTCTAGGCAAACTCTTCGGCAAAGCTGAAAAAGTCATTATCGAGAAATTATTAAACCTACCTCTATTAGTCAACTCGCCGGATATTACAGATGAAGACGAAGAACTGATAGGCGGCAAAGAGGTAGCTAGTGTCGGTGGTTTAGCTACAATTGACCTTTCATATCCCCGTTTCAAGTGTGCGGAACCAGGCGACATGCCATGCGAAGCGTCTCCTGACGATGAGAATGTAATGAATATACCTTGCTGTTCTGCAGGCAGCATAGTTGACTTTCTTGAACTAGAATGCGTTCAGGATTTTATAAGGAACGCCACAAACGCTCTCAATACATCGAGAGGTGAACCTATATGTAAAAGCCCAGAGAAGTACAAACAATGCAGCCATCCTCCTTACACAGATATATTGGATGTTCAAAGAGCACGCGAAGTGATGTCTACAATAGACAAGTCTAGCCGCAACGCTGATTTGTTAGGTATGAATACACAGCTACTCAATGGTGCAAAATCAACACAGTCTACCATTGAACAACTAGAACGATATGATGCCTCATTGTCAGCAGGTAGAGACAACAGCGGTCAATACCATATGGAAATGTATGACCACATGTTCAGTAATATGAAATGCAATGAGGAAGTTGTCAGAACAGAGATATTTGAAGAGTCTGGCTATATTAATAAGATAGCAGATAAGTTCGAGTCTATTGTTATGTCTTCAGGCTTGTTTTATGATATAGTGTTAGACGAAGAGATAATGTCCTTTGATATATTCGACCATCCTTGTTCCAAGCTATACGAGTTAGATAGCAGTGGTGATGATACATATCTACTAACAAAACATCCGTATATAATGTCCCGTCTGTGCGTACAGATGGAAGAATCCGATCTATGGTTGTTTCAGCACTGTCTTCCTCGTAAATATATACCAAGATTGAAAAGCCTCTTTTATAAAAGAGTTAATGGTACAATGACAGCCATGATAGAAAGTATGAGTTCCGAAGGCAGTAATAGTTTAGAATATGATGCACAAGGCTGGACAGATTTTGCATCCAATAGCGAGAGAGCATATAGAGCATCAGAAGTCTATGGTAGAGAACAGGCCAATGTTATATCGGAATGGATAACAGGCGAATCATGGTTTAGCAAAGGCTCATCTAATATCAACAAATTGAATTCAGCGTTAGAGAGAATGGTTAATCGTATGATAGACTGGGTATGCGAAACGGATATTAGCACTAGAGGTATAAAAGAAATGGATGAGGAGTCGGACGAAGATAAAACAATATATCGTCTGCCCGTATGCGATCCTATATATCATCATAGATACTTCGAGAACGGTTGTAGTACATCAGCATTAAAAAACGATATGGTAGGTGATGAAGATGCCATAGAGAACTTTCTTAAGATGATGGAAGACGAACTCGAAGTTGCTGCTGATTGGATAGAAGATGCTTTTAAACAGGTAAAAGAGTTTAGAGATTACGTATGTTGCATACTTTACACATTAATAGCCATAGGAGATTTTGCCAAATGGTCTTTTAATACTGGATTGCAAATGGCAATGAGCTTTGAAGATGCTGGTCGGGACTTTGCTTATAGAGCTGTTGGTACCGCTATGGATGTATATGATATGAGCGGCGACATGTTTGGTTTTGGCGGTCAATCAGAAAACGACCTTCCTTTTACAGGCGTTGCAAACATACTAGGCGGTTCTATGGCAGGTGCGTTATTCGGTGGCGGCATGGGAGCTGTTATAGGTGGCGCGGGTGCTTTCGCTATAGGTGGTATTGGTGCTAATATAGGCAGAGCCGCTGGCATGAACTCCGAGAAATGGGCAGAAGGCAGACGAGAATTACAGAAAGCCATGGCCCTTTTAAGATATACTAGAAGTGGCAATTATACAAAGATGCAGAAAATGCTGATGGGCGAAGAAGATCCGCCGGGGTTCTTTAAAGACATGGAAGATTTTATGGGCGGCGTTGAGGATATATCTAGAGACATAATGAACTTTTTTAACATAGCATTCGCTGGTAAATGTATAGACGACCCATCAACGGGTCCTGGATACGAAGAAGCGTTTATAGCATCAGATGAACAAGATGGTAGCAAAGTGTCACAAGCTATGGATGGCGCAAAAGATTGGATGCAAGACAAGGGCGGCGAAGCTGCTTGTGATATTGGAGAGGTTGTAGAAGATGTAAAGATGTCGCTTCAAGTTATGATAGATCTATTAAAACTATGGAGAGGTTTGACAGAGGGTAATCTTCTTGAGTTATTGGGCTTTGTACTACCTATAGGCGATATGATGAAAATATTCGCAGACGCCCTTAAACGTATATTAGGAACATTTACAAACGCCATCTTCTTGCCATTTGAGCAGAGTATTAGCGTATCTTTCACAAGCCCAGCATGGGAAGTTGTTCGTAAGAATTGTCCATGGGGTTTTGATGTAGCAGCACAGTTATTGTGTTTAGTAGCAGAATTAAAGGCATCGTTTGTTTCAGAGATAGATAAGATGCTAACTTTCAACGTTGAAAACGTTTCATTATGGGGTGATTTAAGCATAGGAAGAATGAAACTAGGGTTTCTTGATGTGCTTATAAACATGCTTGAACTTATACTCAATTTTCTTAATACCGTAGGCAATTGTTTTGACAAGGAAGACTTGTTAGAAAATGTATTAGCACAAGAATTATCAACAGGCATGATGAGTTTTGACGACTACTTAACTTATGCAGCACAAGCTGGCATTGATATAAAAACGGCTATGGATAATTTAACACTCTATCCGGGTTATGAAACAGCATTACATGCAGCACTTGAAAGAGCGGGACAGGGTGATAGTTTAGTATCTTTTATGGCATATGGTAGAACAGATCGCAACATGCATGAAATTGTAAAACAGATGTTGGAGAGGATTATACAGCGCAAGCAAGAGATAGTCGCTGCAGCGGTTGTTGACAACCCAACATCTACAACGACGGAAGCTGGTACACTTATAACAGAAGACCCATCTGGTTTGATACACGACTTTGAAAGATGGAAGCCAATAGACGACCAATTAAACGAGTCGGAGTCTGCTGTAGTGTTGCAACAGTTTTTTAACACAATGACATCTGTTGCGTTAGGTATGAAAACGAGTAGCAACGCAACAGGTAAAAAATAAGGTAATACAATGGTATTTGATATATTCAGAAGAAATAAATCCAAACGTGCTAATGTTATAAATAACGTTTTGTTGGATATGAACAACAACATGGATAAGTTCGAGAAGGCTATAAACGATAAAATATCAGACATAAACCAACAGAAGAACAAGACATCTAAAAGACCCACTAAAATGGCGACAGCTGTAAAAGGCGGCAAAGGCAATCTCTACACATTTGAAAAAGCCTCGCCTTATAGCCAGAGAAAAACAGAAAGATATCTACATGGACATAATTATAACCTGTATAGGGTTTCTCTTTTTTACTCCTCTGATTCGTTTGTATCGCGAATTGTTAATAATCAAGTTGATACAGTACTTAAAGAGAAGTATCAAATAGTAGGCGAAGACAAAGACACGCTTAAATATATTAAGGCAAGAATGAGAGACATGATGCTTGCCAGTTCTCAAAGCCTCGATGTTGTTATCAATGATATTGTTACCCAACTCGTCCTTTACCACAATTGCTTTATACATAAGAAACTGGACGTAAAAGCTTCCACAGGTAGACCATGGATTAGATGGGATAATAAAAAGATGAAACCTATTGCTAGTATTTTTGTTGAAAACGCTACGGACACGTTTATTGTTACTGACAAGAAAGGCAATTATACCGATTATATAAACACAGTTGGCGCTGGCAAGTTTGAACACGAAGACTATTCTTACTCGTTGCCATCCAGCGATAGTTCTATAAGATTCTCGCTAGAAGAAATGGATCATATTTATTATAATAGATTAGCAGGTGAGATAATAGCCATGCCTGCCATGTGGCCTGTTATAGACGATATAAAAACACTGAGAATGATAGAGGAATGTATAGAACTATTGGCTCTACAGTTTTCACATCCTTTGTTGCATGCGATAGTTGGCGATGAGGATTCAGCCGGTGACGATACAGAGGTCAATAGCGTACAAGCCGCATTAAACACTCTTGAAAGCAATGGAATGATAACTACGTCTACTAGAGTTAAACTCACGATGATAGGTGCGGAAAGTAGAGCCTTAAGAATGGAATCATATCTAGCTTATTTCAAGAAAAGGGTGCTTGCTGGTTTGTATGCTTCGGATATACAGACAGGAGAAGGCGATACAGCCAATAGAGGTACCGCTGTTACTATTAGTAAGGAGTCCCAAGCAAGAATAATATCTATACAGCGAAAGGTAAGTGGCTATTTTAATAGGTTGTTCGATCAGTTGTTAATGGAAGCGGGGTATAAATACAATCAGATAACAGAGGAAAACAGAGTAACGCTAGAGTTTCCACCTGTTGATATTGATCAGAAGATAGCTCTTGAAAATCATAACATACAACTATGGATTAATAAAGTAAAAACTATATCAGAAGCGAGGACTGCTATCGGTTTGAGGCCTTTAAGTAAGAGCGACGAAAAAGAACTGTACCATAATTTTGTAGAAATACCTGTAGCGCAGGCAGAAGCTAGTTTCGATTTTGAAAGCAAGAAGAAACTAGCGGGGTATTCGGCTAGTCTGCAGAAACCAACGAATCAACATGGTACTAAAAACACTCCCGCTAGGATTTCTCCTAAGAAGAATGATCTATCTTCGTATATATTAGAATACAACGAAGCTTTGGAGAAAGAGTTTAATGTAGACACAATCATAGTAGGGAACGACTACTACGAGTTCGATAAATCATACACGCCTTATGTCTCCTATCTATTAGATAGAGAGGGTGTAAACTATGACTTAAGTAAGTCTTTTCGGAGGAATGGACAATGAATGTTAAAATAAACGAAGCTATTAGACGAGTGCTTGATGGTAGCTCATCTGCACTTGATGCAATATTTATTGATATTGAGATGGGCAACATAATTGCAGACGAAAATCTGGTTAGCAGTTACGCTATACATAGCGACATGTCGGAAGACGACGCGAAACTGACAGCGACAAAGAGAAACAAACTGGAGTCGTCCGTATTTTGCGGACACAATAGATCTTTTTCTTGTCCTGACTCGGCTTGTGTTGCTGCTGCACGTAAGATATTGAGTCATTATAAAGGACCAGGTAAGAAATCTACCGTGTTGGCACGTATTGATAAACAGGCTAAGAAATTAGGATGCGACAGCAGTGATAAAATAGACAGCGGTAGCGATTTTATTCAGAGAATAACACAAGTTGTTGACAAACATATCGGTTCATTGGCATTAGGTATAGATGATACATCGAGTGAGATTACTATTGACGTGGCCTCTTTTATAGATGCTGTATCATCCGAGATGCATCTAATTTTGTCTGATTATGAAATGTTAGGCAATACAGTAATAGACGATGTTAATATATCGATAGAGCGCGGTATAACACTTCTTATTGATAGTAGTGAAGACCCTATCGCGAGTGTCAATGCTTCGCTGCCTTATATTGTTTACTCTGCTATAGTGGATAGTAAATATACGCCAACAGACGAGGAACAAGATGAGCAAGAAGAATAAACTCTATGTTATGCGGGATACGTCTAATAATAAGATAATGTATCCCAATATCACGTCTAAAAAAGATGATAAACTATTGAACGAAGTTATAGCTTTGCTCAAAGCCAGTGGGAAAGATATAGCAAAGAAGATAGTACAAATAAGCGATACCACGCATACGGACTACAATGGTAATAAGAACCTTAGAGTGTATGATACCAAAACGATTAAAACGCGGGATTATAAGACGTGGTTTACGCCTTTTCCTAAACCTATTGTGTGGGATCATAATGACTCGTTGGCGCCTATGGGTAGAACGTATTTTGCTAAATGGGTGCCCGTGCCAGGTGGCGTTTATCCCGATGGTACAAAATGCACAGGTGTTGTTAAGACTGGTGACTTTATATCGGATCCAGATGCCGTTAGCAAAATAATGGACGAGATATATTACACCCAATCTGCATCTATGAGTAGTTCCGACGTAACGTGCACAATATGTGGTGCTGAATTTGGCGAATGTGACCATGAGATAGGTGAAGAATACAAGAATGAAAATAGCGGCGTCAAGGAAATCTGTAAGGCAAGATTCAAGAGCGTTGATTATATTCACAAGGCATATGTCAACTCGCCAGCGCATGAACATGCTTCACATGTAGCAGTGCAACGTATGGATAAGAACGACACCAAGGATTGGCTATACAAAAATGGAATGATGAATGATTCCGCTTCAGATGTAGACGATGTGACTCTGTTTACATCGTTCGACGATTTCTCAGCAGAGTCAAACAAGTCAACTACAAACATATTCTATGATTTGAATTATAAAGATAAAAAATACTACGACATTAAAATCAATAAAATCAATAAAGTCAACAAAGACAAGAAACAGGAGGTCGATGACATGGAACTAAGTGAACTTGTAAAAGAGTTGCTTAACGATAAGGGCTTTAAAGAAGGAATGAATGGAGTGATCGGTGATGCTGTTAAGTCTAGTGTTAAAGACAGTGTAGCAACTGCTATAAAAGACGCTGTTTCTAAGTCTAGCGATAAACCAGCGACCAATGATAAGAAGTCTGAAAATAAAAACACAGATGCTATTATCAGGTCTCTTAACGTTCATGTTAGTGATGTAAATAAGTCTAATACGTTACTTATAACAACGGTGGATAAGATGTCCAAGAGTTTAACCGACACTAGAGTGCAGTTAAAAGACAGTGTAGTGGATAACATTATATTGTTGAGTCATTTGTCTAGTGATGGTATCGTCGATACCAAGTATATAGACGAGCTTAGAAAGAAGAGCATAGAGTTCTTGCAGGATAAACTGTCAGAGCTTGCTAAAGGTAATAAAATATCAGATAGCATTTGTGGTTTACTTAACATCAAACAGGTATCCGCAGAAGTAATAGATGATAAGGGTGGCAAGAGAGACAATCAAGTCGCCGACGAGGACAAGGAAGATATATCGACAGAAGATAAAGCATCCTATGCTGATATGATAAAGGGTCTATAAGCCCAATAAATTATTAAACAGGAGGAGGTAGACAATGCCTGGAAACAATTTCTTTGATTTTAGAAAGGGCTTTATAGACGGGTTAGCCGTCAAAAAGGCGCCTACTAAATATAACTATTCATACCCAAGGTTTGGACATATAGAGGGCGAGGGCGTTACAATGGCGTCTTTTTGGCCTAATCGATTCTTGCCTTGTAGAATGAAAGACGTTACAAGCGAAAGAGCTATAGTGATACTTATTAATTCAATAGTGGCATCTAAATCATTTCCGATGGATAACGCCCATAAGGGCGGTATCGCAGAATGGTCAGAGTTTGGATTAGATACCGATGGTAAGTTAATACTCGGTCAGAACTTTGCGGGCAACAGCAGCGAAGTTGATGCAAACTCGTACTACGGATGGCAAGAAGAACAAGAAGCCATGGTAACAATAGCCAATGGTGGTGTTGATGCTCCCGATGAATATACCGATGTATGTGTTATGACTGAAAAACCACAACCATATAACTCTGGGGGCACCCCAGGTCAAATAGTTACTGCTGGTATGGCAACGCCTGTTAGACTTGCCAACAGACCTACAGGTATAGTTGTGCAAGATGTATGGGATGATATACGTGGAAGAAACTTGAATTATGAACAGCCTACGCAACAGGGCGTTACTATACGTCGTACTTGTAGGTTAAAAATACCGTTTATAACTGACAATGTCAGCGGTACCCCTGGTGTTGAAGATACCAACATGAAACCGTTTGTTGAGAACGCGATCCCTGGTGGTTGGGGTTCAGCTGGCTACGCTAGCACGAGAAATATGTTTCAATACATCACTTTGCCATATGCTACTGTTGCGAATCCTGATCTTGTAGAGGGTCTATTTGTTAAGTCAGATATTCTTGGCAAGTTTCAACTCTGGGATTATAGATGGGACGCAGGCGACGCAATATTGCATCAATATGATCCTTTGATCGATTATAATGTTGCAGGCCCTGTAGGCACACCTGCTGATTATTGGATACCCGATAGCGGTTATGAAAACACCTATCAAAAAATAGGAAGAATACAGTCTATAGACAGTAGATTTCCTAAAGCTCTGCTTGAATATGTAGATACTTATCCTGGTAGTAAAACTACTGGTACAGATACTGCTGGTATTCAGCAAGAACTATTTTTCTTTGTGGATGCAGTTAATAAAGCCAACGGCCATAGTCTATCAAGAACAGAAATCCGTAATTTTATTAGGCAAGGCTTTGCTGGTTATGCTTATATACAACTTGACGTATAAGGAGGTTAAGAAATATGAAACTAATGAACGCATACGACGCCACACAATCAACGACTTATAAAAGAGGAAGCGATAGTGGTGAAGAAATGGCTAAAGACATGTTCAAGATTAATTTCTTGGCTGATCTTATTGTCAATGATGGATATAGTGGTATCAATGGAAAGAGATACGGCTGGGATCGTGTTGTAAGAGGAAAAGATAATCTCGTAACCGATATATACGGAGGCGATAAGAGAAGAAAAGAAGGTAAAGATAGCGGTCTTATTACTTCGACAGCGCTGATGAAGTTTTATCCGCAAGCTGTAGAGATGATTCTACGTAGCGAGATAGAGTACCAGACATGGATACTTGAACAGTTATTTGATAAGATGAACGCCCCGAGTCCTGGAGACCAGGTGAAGATCGGTGCTATAGGTGCACTAGAAGCATATGAAGTAGCCGAGACTGGTGAATATAAGACGATGCATCCAGACATCGACGGTGGAGATGTGATCTCTGTTCAAATCCGTAAATATGGTGGAAAGATCGGTTTTAGTATGGAAGGGCTTGAAAATGACCAATGGGGCTTACAATCTCTATGGCTTAGAAAAGCCGGTTCTGCTCTTGCAAGACTTAAAGAGAAAACAGCCATGCGATTGGTACAAGAAATGGGTTATACTTTTTTTGATAACCATACACCTAATGTTTCTATAGGTGGTATTACCACAGGTAGAGGTATCGACGGCGGGTTTAATGGTACTATAACTCTTAATGACTTGTTTGCAATGTACGGGCATATGTGGTTTCAGGGATACGAACCCGATACATTAGTCATGCATCCTTTTGCATGGATGATGTTTGCGACAGACCCCGAAATGCGAGAAGTTATTAACTCAGGCACGGTTACATATCAAAAGCAGGGTAACTATAGCCTAATGCCACAGGGACACGGCGGCAACAAGTTTGACGATCCTTTTGGAAAACTAGGGTATACCTTTGCAGGTGGTAGAGGTGTTGGTCCTCAATCTGAGGAACTTAATACTCTAGGTAGATTAGGTGCACATCCTTACGCACAGGGTTTAAATCCTTTCGGTGCTACGTATAACATTAAGCCAAGCGGTTTACCAAAAGGCCTGAACGTTATTATAACACCGTTGATTTATGCCAAGCGTGTAGATCCTGCTACGGCTCCTGGTGGAATGCCTGCTGATTATTGGGCAGCTGGCACAGCACCTATTGCTAAGTATCTAACAGATTTAATCATGATAGATTCTAAATCAGTAGGGGTGCACATTGTAAAAGAGAATCCAACAACTCAGTCTTGGGAAGAAATTGAACGGGAAAGCTTTTACACTAAGATTAGAGAACGATATGGTTTTGCTATATACGAACAAGGGCGTGGAATATCCATTGCTAGAAACATAGTATGTGATAGAAACTTTGTATTTGACAATGTTAATATGGTATCACTATCAGCAATCGATAGATATCCCGCAGTACCTCCTATTGCAGCACGACCATAATATAAATGAGCCTAATAGGCTAATGATATGATTATTATCGTATTAACCTAGCTCACAACAATTCACAACAAGGTACGGGTTTTGTAATTTTTCCGTACCTGTTGTTGAACATATCGGCACTATTAACAATCAATACCTATACAAGTAATCTAACAACACTAAATATTTAGTAAGGAGACAACTATGTCAGAAAAGATTAAGATAAGATTAGATGATGATACGACAGCATGGACAGACGATACAGGCACAATTGCATTAGTACGTGGCCATATCGAAGAAGTGGTATTTGACAGCCTCGAAGGTTTGCCATTATTGGCTTTATCAAGGGCGTATGCCAATGATCTAATAATAATAGAAGGTTGGGACGTAACTGGATGGATTAAGAGGAGAAAAGAAGGGCAAGCTAATATCAAAGTCGACAAGGAGAAGTGCATGATGTTTACGCTGGCACCATCTGCGTCTATGTGGGTCAGCAAGGACAGGTCTATATTCCTTAGCAGGTTTACAACAGGCAAGACTACATACATAGAAATGCCACGATCTGATTATAGATATTGCGAACTAGCGGCTGCTGTAAGAGGTGGTGCTCTAGTGGTTATTGAGAATTCAAACGAAGCACCTAGACAACAGGTAATAACAAACATAGAGCCAACTATAGCTAGAATATCGCATACCGCCATGTCAAAAGCCGTCAATATGCAGGGTTTGCCCTACAACGACCTAATATCACAATTGTCTAAAATAGTGCCACATGGCGAAAAACCGCCCGTAGATTTTAAGGCTAGTGATACAAAAGAAATACTGAACGCTGTTATATCTATCGAAAAAAAACGACCAGAGGAAGGCAAAACCATACGTAATAAGGTTATTGATATAGCTAGTAGGGCACTTACTGAACTTGGACAGTTTATTGTTGCAGAAGAAAAGATAGAGACGGTACAAGTTAGTCGATATACTAAAGAGGTAGCTATATAGACAATGCTACAATTTTAGTATAGAGGACATATAGATGGCAATAGAGATTGTTAGAACCACACCTGAGAACAACCAAGAGAACGTCTACTTAGACGACCCTATTCTTATAACCTTCAATAAAGAGATCGATGATTTATATCTGAATGATGATAACTTCATATTGAGAAAGGCCGATGCAACTGGTCGCATATATGGTACAATAGGAAAAGACGCAACCGATCCCAACATTGTTATTTTTTCAAAGACATATGAGTACGAGACAAACGTGCGCTATATGTTTACCATCAGAGGCAACAATTCTGACTATGGTATAGAAGGTATAGCCGCCGTTGATAGTGATACAATGACAGGTAATTATGTCTTCTATTTTAGGTCAGGAGATAAAAAAAGACCATATGAGGAACCAGTAGAACCTACGGTTATATACAATGTTCCTGATATGCTAGATACCAACAATGATGGCATACCTGATACGATTCCCCTAGAAGAAGGCGATCAGATACTCGAAGAAAGAATACCCCTACCTATATACCCAGGCAACTTTCCACATATATACGAAGGCTCGCATATGGGCACTGGAATATTTGAACTTATAACAGGTCTATACGGAGACGGTGATAATAACTACGGCTCAGGTATATGGGACTCAACTGATAGCGATGTAGAACCGTTCCAAATAGAAAGTACAAACCCGCGAAGATGTACCACAAATGTATTAGCCCTTGAAAACATACGGATTACTTTCAATGAGGATATAGACGTAACCGGTTCATATCCTGAAGCAGCATTGATAATTCAACGCATACCTATATGGGTAGATGAGAATGAGGCCGAGACGATTGTGGAGAATCTTGATCTGTCAGACGATTATGTATACGAAGGCATGTTAGACAACAGAACACTTATGTATTCGTTTGCTACAATGACAGATGGTTTAATAGTGAATAGTGAATATGTCATAACCATACTACCAGGACGTATAAGAAGTGTTGCAACAGGAAGATACAACGAGAGAGAAGAGATAAGATTTACTACCTTTTTTACCGTTAGATACGCTAACGTTAGTCAAGTTAGATTGAGACTACCGCCTTCTGTTAGTGCTGCATACGATGACTGTCAAATAGATAGAATGATAGCCGAATACTCTAGATTTCTATATGACTATCTCGGACAACCAAGTGAATTAACACCAAGACAAAGAGCTATTGCTAATAGATATGTGGTTTGTGTTGTTGCTAATGAACTACAGCGATTATACGAAGAAGAATTGATTGCAGCATGGGAAGCACAAAGAGAAGAGTTTATCCAGACAGGCAGAGATGCCATTCTTGCTAGAATGAGCAATATAGGTATAGAGTCTAGAGCAATGTTCGGATTGACTATTAAATACAATGCAGATGTTTTAAAAAGTATAGCAACTGATCCAGATATAGCCGAGTCGTCAAGTCCTAAACCATTCGAGTCTAAAGCTAGACGATGTTGTGAAGATCCCGAAGATTGTGAGAGGTGGCTAACTATGCTTCTTAGAATAATAACACCATTGGCTATTGCCAGCGGTATAAAGAGTGGGGATTGTAATAAATATCCAGGTAGAAGACGAGGTATGAAGGGACATACTGCATACGAACCTACTTTACCATTTGGAGGAAAGAATGAAGACAGAAGAATATAACCCTGTTAATTGTATAACATGTAAAAATGCCATTTTAGACAGGAGTGGATATAGTACCATGTCTGTTGCTATTATGTGTAAAGAGTTCATGAAAGTAGAAGATGTGCGTAACACGGGTCACTGTCTTTATTATGTCTTCAATGGTGCTACGAAAATAACGCACTTACAAGAAGATGATGGAGAGATAGATTAAATGAAAAGTATTAATATAGTATTATCGTGGTTGTTTAGTGAATATGAACCACTAGGTTGCATACGTGAAAACATTCACATAAGAGTGAACAATAATGGGTTTATGAATGGGTTTCAAGTTGTAACTGTCGATAGCACTGTAGGATCTGATAAGTTCTATGTAGAATATAAGGCGGTACAATAATGGCTGTATATGGACCAAACATGCGACACGACCTTGCTGTATTGTTACATGGCGACACATGGCCTCCGCTAGGCGAAGGTGTCTTCGGTGGTTATGGTCACTGGATAATATATCACCATGTTAAAAGAAATGTTAGAAGTCCTTACTGGGATAAAGAATACAAGGAAGCAATAGGAGGGCCTGAGTTTGAGACCTTTCCTATGTTGATAAAAACAAGAAGAATCAGAAAGATAAAGGGCGCCGAGATGGAAGAGCTTGTCGACCCTGGTTTACTTGACGATAACTCATATCTCTACTATATAGAACATTTTATACCTGTTCAGGTAGAGGATTTCTTATATGAGATAGGTAATAATATAGGACCAACTCCGCCCGCGCCACCTTTTACTACTCGACAGAAGATGGAATTAACATGGGTCGAACCGGTATTTGGCAACGAGGGTAGAGTTGAATACAATATAGTTATAGCGAGGGAAGCAAATGCAAAGCATTAATGGAAAGTTTGAGATAAAATTATGGGGTGGATATCAAGTATTGGTTACTACGGATCAGTCAGTAACTAAACTAATGAGTGTAAAACCTCATACGTGTACAAGTTTACAAGAACATACAAATAGAGATGAAATGTGGTCTATGGTCGAAGGCGAATTATATGTTGAGACAGAAGACCGCAATGTTACTATGGAAGTTGGCGACAACGTTATTATACTAGCAGGCGAAAAGCACAGATTCTCTAATTATACGGACGAGACCGTTTACTTTATAGAAGTACAAACAGGCGAGTGCAAAGAAGACGATATTATTAGATATATACCAAGTATGAATTGGAGTGAATAAATGTCCGATGAATTAGGCACAGATGGTAGTATTATTGACCTTGACGATGTTGCAGAGTTTGGCGATATTACCACAGTATCCAAGCTCGACTTTACTCGTGATACACCTAACGTAATACCATATAGAAAACTAGGTGGCAACATACAAATACATGAGCTATGTCTAGCTGTTGGTGAGTTATTAGAATGTCTAAAGACGAAAAACATAACAACTCTTGACGGTGTGAAGTCACAATGGATACCACCTAATTGGAACCTATGGTACGGTCCTGCCTACCCCGACCAGCTTATTAAAAGCACTGGTGGTCTACAAACATCTGCATCCCCCCAAGAGAAGGTTGCAAATCTGGTATGCTATAAGTTAGTTAAGTACACGGCTGGTAGCGTCGACGAACAACCATTTACAGGTAGAATGCCGAAGCAAAAAAGAATACGTGGATATAGGCCAGGTATTATAGAAGGCGATCAATTTATAGAAGCGTCCAAATGGATGGACGCCCTTATACAATTTGATTGTTTTGCCAAGTCTAACAAAGAAGTAGAACTTCTAGTAGAACACATGGAAGACACTCTAGAGTACTTTCCAAAGTTGTTCATGGAACTTGGAGCACAAAAATGGCTACACTGGGGCAGAATTATAGATACGGGATCTGAAACTATAGCAAGAGGTCAACAAATGAACGTGCGAAGCTTTCAGGTTTATACCAGGGTCGAAAAGTTCTATGTTATACCTGTTCAAACTATAGAAGAAATAGTCGACGAAGTCACCGTGAGATTAGGGCGATAGCTATTATATATTATAATAAAGGTAGGTATTTAATATGGCTGAACAAGATATGCATGCAACCAGGTCTTATTTGATAGAAGAATTAACACCTCGTAGAGAGATGCAGGACACGCAAAATGCTAAACTAGTTATGGGCACTTCGTCTAAGGGTGTTTTAAATACCCCAATGAGGATTACAAAAGAAGACAACATTGCTAATATATTTGGGGAAGATCCCCATCCCAACAGTAAAGACTTCGAGACATCTTTGTATAGAGGGTATTATGAAGTATCTACTGCAACAGTAGGTGATATAGATCTCCGCGCTATGCGAATAGGCAACGCTCAAAGGGCAAAAGCCGTGTATTATGAAAACCCTGTTATTAATACAGGTATATACGCAGCGGCTGAACCGCCTAGTGTAGCTTTTACTATTGAAGCGAAGGAAGAAGGCGTTATCGGAAACGAGATCGTTGGTGATTTTATGGAAGGCATTATCGATGGTAAAGTAACTGCCGCTGCTTATAAACTACGAATACCTGAAAAATATGCACCTCATGTGTTAGCAGGCAGAGAGGTTATATTCCAGCTAGATCCTTTTAGCGAACAATCTTTCGAAAGGTTTGCCAACCCTGAAACATATCAGACAGAAGCGGGCGAAGTAGTAAGTTCAGCACCGCCTATAGCTAGTGTTTGGGATTTGGCTACAACTGTAAATGCTGTAGCAGGCGATATAGTAACAGCTAAAGCAGGACTACTTAATACTACAGATAATATAACTATTGATACGCATATAGACGCCATATCTGGCAAGGAAGTAGGTACAAAGACCTACAAACTAACACCTACAGCAGATACGGCTTCAAATAGAGTAAGAAATATTACAGCTATTGTGGAAGAAAAGGAGTTGGACGACGAGATTAACTCCGGCGGCACTGTATTGGAATTATCAGAAATACCTAAGAAAGACCCAGACCAACTATTGCCTACTATCAAGAACTGGTATAGATTTCCAAAGATGGAAGTTGTTATTAATATTGGTCCTGATAACGAGGGTGCTACGCTTGGAACATTAGGATGTGGTCGCGTTGGTGCTACTTGGATAGCAGGCGACGGAGACTCTTTAAACATCGACGACACCACAAGAACCGAAATAGGTTTATATGGTAAGCGAGCCAGTGTTGCTATAACCAAGTTGATAGACGGTACCGATTACACTTTGAACACAACTACTGGTGCTGTAACGTTTATAACAGCTAACGGGTCGGGCGCATTCTTCGAGAACGACGGCGCAGGGTTGAGAATAGGCGATACTTGTTATGCTACATACATATACAAGGTTGATTATGACGAAGCATTTGTTCGCTCAAAGCTTGTATCAGGCGAGCCTACTAGCTTCTTTGTTATAGGTAAAAATGTTATGTTTGGCGCAGGTCAGGCTGTTGATATGATTGCCAATTACGATGCTGAGATACCGTACGACGTATCTAATATTATTATGGGCGTTGAAATTAATAATCCAACAACTACAACATGGCGTAATGGCATGTTCAATGGTTACATCAGCTTTAAAGATGTAGGTAGAAAAGACAAAGATAGGGTGTTCAGAATAGAATATCAGTACGAATCCGAGTTTCCTGCACCTAGTGGTAGCTACCTTGATATCGATAACGATGGCGAGGAAGAGACAATACAACCAGCTGGTTTAGGTGGAGGCACTAACGGTGTGCCTAATAACAAGAGGGAATATAAAGAAGCCTTAATCAAGGCTTATGATGCAATAGATAACTATCCATTCGTTTCTGTAAACATACAGGGCGCTTATTTGGATGATGTGTTTGACGGTTACGATGAAGAGACGGGACTACCTGCTAAAATACCTGTAGCGTTTCATAAAGATTTGTCTGCCATGCTTAGGCGAAAGAGTAGACTCGTTAAAGAGTGCGTAGGTTACATGTCAGTTAGACCACCTGCTGTATCGGTACTGACACCGGCAGCAGAAAAGGAATATATAGATAGACTAACTAGAACATCCACAATTGACAAACACAGGCCAGCTAATATTATAGCAGGTATCAACGACTTTAGATTGAATGTTGTTGTTGGCACGCCTATCATTAGAGTATCCGAAATGACAAAGACGGGAGCTTTTGTGGCCAATGCTGCCAATATATATCTAGGTCTTAAAAACGACGTACCAATAGAAAGATCCATGGTTAATATAGCACTACCTGCGTCTATGCAGGAACATGCTGTAAGAATAGCAAACTTTGACGATATAGGCTCTTTGTCTCGTTTGAGATACACAGCTATGACATTCAACCAACAGAAGAATAGTTTTATTATATCAGATGCGCCGACACTTGCTAACTTTGATTCCAACTTAAACAGGCAGTATGTGTTAGACATCGTATTGGTTGCTATTAACCTTGTAAGAGAAGTCGGTGATAGATATATCGGTCTTGCATACACGACTCAGATATTAACAGCGATGAGAGCCAATATGGGTAAAAAAGTTAAGTATATGGTTCCTGATCTATTGAGAAACTTTCATCTAGAGGTAGTTAGTCTACCCGATGGATATATTACAGGTCGTTCTAAAATAGCGCTAACGTTAACCCTATCAAAAGAATTGTTAGATGTCGACATTACAACGCAAATAAAGCTTGGAATGTAATACGGTATAATATAAATATCATTTGATTTTCCTTGATGATAATTTATGATGCCTGTTGTCGCAGATGTGTGCATGTTTATTATTTGCTAGTTTATTCCTTTTCTATGCAAAATACCTCATACATACCCAAAACACACTGAAGCGATAGTGGGCATTTTCTTTTTAACCCATCTACGCACAGCATCAAACCCTTTGCTTTCCAATCTGTATACAATCAATATGGGTGGCTTTATATTATAGCATTATAGAGATTTACTCAAATACTATTTATAGGAGGTGTGCCTATGGGAAATGGTACAAGTCAGAATGTTGTTGGAGGTGCGGGCATTGGCTCGCGTTTTGTAAAAACCTACACGACATTCAGTGGGGTTGATATCACTGCATTAGCAGATGATAAGACCATGATATCGTTATCTGGAATTTCTGTGAGTATCACTCGCGAAAAGACCCCAGTATACACATTCGGAAGTGCCGCACCACGCAGTGTTTCAAGAGGTAAAAGGGGTATTGCTGGGTCATTTGTCTTTACGTTGTTCGATCGTACGGCGTTTATGGACATTATGAACGATCCGGCGCACTGGTATTATGCTCATCGTGACGAATCTATAGCAGCCTAATACCAGGCAAAACGGAGAGAAGAAAGTATGAACATGGAAGAACAATATTACTGGTTAGGTTTCATCATAGCAGATGGATGCCTTGTTAATAAAGGCAAAGGTGTGCGTATTGAACAGAAGGATAAAGATGTTGTCGAAGACTTTGCCAAAGCATTCAACCTGAAAGTAAAAGAAACAGAACATGGTAATAAGAAATACTATGCTTCTCATGGTAATTTAGATAGTGATTATATGAGCTTTCTTAAAACCAATGGTCTTAAGTTTAATAAGACAATGAATGAGACATTACCATCTATGCCAGATGAGTATAAGACCGATTATTTTCGAGGTCTTATAGACGGAGATGGTGGTCTTTATCATAAGAACGGCACGTATGTTATACACATATACGCGTCTCCGGACTTTGGCACTGATATAGTCGAGTGTATAAAAGGTGTTACTAGTTTAGAACCTAAGGTTTATGTTTATAAAACAAGACGCAATAACGCTTATTTTAACATAAGATACACTGGACTAAAAGCATATATGCTAGGCTGTTGGTTGTATGAAAAAGAATCATCTAAAATTGCCAGGAAACATGAAATATGGTTACATATAAAGAAGAGAATAGAAAAAGCCAGAATTGACACCTCGTCACCTAGTGGAGTAATCCCTAGAAATAAATCGGGTGAACTTAATGAAAGGTGTCTCTTGTCAAACGACGAGAGGCTAACGGTGAAGGCTATAACATCCAAGAACAAATGGACTATTCGTGAGCTTTTTACTAAGGAAAAACTAGAGTGGTTGTATTTAGATAACAAATTATCTATTAGAGATATAGCCAAGTTATACGGACTTGGTAGTTTTAGAAACCTTTCTAAATACATGAAAAAACTTGGTATTAGAATTAGAAACAGCAGCGAAGGTAAATCTATTTGGAATTCGAGGATGATGCTAACCCCGTGCCAAGCCGTAGAGGGCAATGGTTCTACGGAAGGTGTAGAGACTACGAGAGTGAGTCCCCAACAATAATCTCTCGCACGAGCGCCCGACCCCTACTTCTAACGAAGAGGGTGATGATATAGTCCGATACTCGAACGAAAGTTCGAGAGCTTGTTTAAACGGCAAGCATAACATTTAAGGTCAACTGGCTCAGAGCGCCGACTAACGCGGCAGCAACACCTAGATACACTGGCACCGTAGATACGCTAGATATGGCTGCTATGGGCAACTTTGTAAGCCCTACTACGGATGGTCTACCATTCGATGCCACTCACTCTGTATCTGGCGGTGGTTACGTAGCAGCCGAAGATGCAACGGCCGATGCCGCAGCTGTAGCAGGCATACCAGGAACACAATCGGATATCGAAATCGATGGGACTGGTCAGGTTACAACTCAAAGAGACGGACTAGGCGCTACTCTAGCAGCCGGTCAGATTGTGGACGGACAGGCGGTAACGGTGTTAAGAGCGCCGATATACGCGGACCAATGTTTTCCATTTTTTATATAAGGGAAAATGTTGACTATTGGTCAGAGTTTTATTATATTATAAACAGTGATATAATGAAACAAGAAGACCGATACTATGAACGAAAAAGAAAACATGATTAAAGCATTTAAAAACATGGTTCGGGAAACAGGAAAATGCCCAACCAAGGACAGATACATGAGATCGACAAACTGTAGTGATCATAAAATACGCAAGCATTTTAATACATGGAACGATTTGTTATTGCTTATGGATTACAAACCACCAACTAGAGCAATGTTTACCGATAACATGAAAGAACGTATGAAAAGTGATTACTTTAAAAAGAAAGACGAAAAAGGCGCAGATCCTATACTAAGAGATTTCAAAAGAACCGACGGTTATTTCATTACGAAAACTGCTATTATCGAATGTTTCGGAACATGGAATAATTTTAGGGAGTATTGTGGTGTAGATAGAATAAACAAAGGACATAGAGCGGATCGTAGAGATAGGACGGCTTTAATAAAGGAAGCTACTAACAACCTGAAAGATTTTTACCAGAAAACTTATCAGGTAGACACAGATTCGTATGACAAATGGAGAGACGATAACAATAGAATTACATTAGATAGACATTGTATCGCTAAAGTGTTTGGCGGTTGGCGTAAAGCTATATCATGTTCATTAGATAGAGATTATAAAGAACTATACAACACATCAGCAACACTTGTCACAAGTCGTACTGTTAAAGCATTAGATGGCCATATATCAAGCAGTATGTTTGAAATGGCTAT